CTTCTTCAACAACATATGCTGATAACGCTGATTTAATACTCTTATCTTGACCAAGTTCGCTTTCGGCTATTGCGTCTGCGTTATGCCCTTGGTTATCAATTAGTGCATTAACAACATCAATTGCGGCTTGTTTTTCATCGTTAAGATGATCTTTAACTGCTAGCCATACCTCAGATGCTGATATTAATGTGTCTGCCATTTATTATTTTCCTTCTACAGTTTCTTCTACTACAGGTGCCTGCTGTTCAACAGCAGTATCTTCCATAGCTTCTACGTCTTCAATACTTATCTCTTCTGCTATCTTTCCGTAGCTTGCCATAATCTTATCTAAGCAACCGTCAGTGTTAAGTTCCCATGCTTTACGGAACTGTTTGATTTCATTAGCACTGTCTGGCTCGCCATAACGCAATCTGTTACCGTCTTTTTTAAGTAATCCAGCTTTTTCAGCCATATCAACTAAACCTGAGTATGGACTCATTCCTGTTGAATAAGGAATCTTAACTTGTACACCTTCAAACGGTTTAGCGTAACGTGTTTTCATTACTTTACAACCAGCTCTAATACCTTTAACATCTGATATCTTGTTACCAGCTTCATCTTCTTTTAGTTTAAGTTTCTTCATAGCAACAACAATACTTGATGCGTAAATAAACCCTTGACCACCTGATATCTTATCATCTGGATCAAACATGTCTTGTGATGCGTATGTGTGATTGGTTGCTACAATACCTATGTTTAATGCACCAATCATGTTAACTGTGTTTCTAACAAGTGCTGTCAGTGCCTTAGGTTTACGACCCATATCACCTTTCATATCACCTGCTTCAAACTGATTAACATCTGTTGGTGTTAATAACATACCTAACGAGTCAATAACAAACAATACTTTAGGTCTTGCTTCTTCAGGCATTTCTCTATATTCTTTTACAAATTCTGAAATAGTTTTAGCTACGTCATCAATCATTGCCATATTAAGTTTAAGTAGTTTGTCATCTGATGTATCTACACCTAATGCGTGTAACCAACTTTCATCAAGTGCGTTTTCGCTATCAACTAAGATAACATATATGCCTTGTTCTTGTGCGTTTTTAACAATGTTGCCTGAACAGATGTAACTCTTACCTGCTCCTGATTCACCAGCAAACACTGTTACTTTGCCTAGTGGTATACCTTTGTTAAAGTCACCGGATATTAAATAGTTTAGTGCAAAGTTACCTGTTGATACCCAATCTGTTGGATCGTTAAATCCTAAACTCATTCCAGGAATGCTTTTAGTAATACTTTTTCTAAACTTACTTGCGTCGAATGGTTTAGCCATTGTGTTCTCCTTGCTATTTTGTTCTTATTATACTATGTAGTGTTGTTGCTGTCAACATATAAATTTATATATTGTTGCCAAAAGATTAAGACATCAAGGCAGTGTTGCCACTGCCTGATAATCTAATAGTCTATTAAGACGACTGTCTTGAACGAATCATAGCAAGTATATCTTCTGCTTTTGATCCTGACTCTGCTGGTGCCGCTTCAGCCGGTGCTGGAGTAGCCGCAGGTGCTGTTTCAGCTACAGGTTCTACTTTTGGAGCTTCTACTGCTGGAGCAGGTGTTGCTGTTGCTGTCGCTGTAGGTGCCACTTGTTCAAAAGTGTCTGCTTTTGGAGCCGCTGTAGTTGGAGTTGATCCTGCTGGCGCTTGCATGCCATATGGTCTAAAATAAGCACCATATTTCTCTGCGTCATACGGTCTACCGTCTACTGATGCTTCAAACATTTCTTTCATAACTTTAAGTTCAACTTCGCTAGGTTTCTTAGGAAGAAAATCATTTAAGTTATATAAGCCATGTTTATCAATAGCCGCTTGTTCTACTTCTGTTAACGCAGTTTCTTTACGTGCCCAAGTTGATGTTGTGTAATCAGCATAACCACCTTTCTGTGTTTTAACAACACGGAAGTCAATACCACGCATTGGATCTGTAGGTAGTTCTTCCATCTCTGGATCCATTAATGCTGTTTTAATAATATTAAAAATCTGTGGACTCATAACAAATCTACGGATTGGATTCTCTGGTGTTTGATCATCACTCAGTGGATTTTCTCTTACAAAGCCCTGGAATAAGTATGAACGTTTCTTCCAATACTTACGACCCATTTATTCTAATGATGAATCTTTAAACCATGTTCTAACTTCTGCTAGAATTGGACATGATTCACCCCACATTTCAATACAAGGAATTTGCACTTGTACTGCTTTGTTATCCATTTCACCTTTGATACCATTAAATGGTAAACGAATCATATTACGTTCGACCCAAAAGAATGAGTTGTTTGGATCTCCATCTGGTAAGAATCTTAAAGTAGATGTTGCTCCTTCTTGAATATTCCAATGAGGATAGATAGCGTTATCGCCACCGCCTTGTGAGTTGTTTGATGTTCTTGCTTCTGCTTGTGTAAGTTTAGCTCGAATTTCTGCTAAAGATGCCATAATGTGTTTCTCCTTAAATGTGCCATAATGTTTAGTTTTTAATGTGTATAAATCATACAACAGTTACATTATATGATACTTTATTTAGCTTTGCAATAGTTATATTGGTACATTTTACCAAAGTCGTAAAAAAAGAGTATAACTTACGTACAGTATACTCTTTTTTACAGCTCGTACTAAGTACGAACTATCTAGCCAACCTTAATATTGCTTCTAATTCATCTTCTGTAACTTTGTAAACTTTACCGTCTACTTCAAATTCTTGTTTGCCATCTTTTTTAGCTTGAGCTAACGCACCTGAGAATTCATTTCCTTCTTCAAAGTCATCTTCTTCAATGGCTTCAGTTACGCCACAAGCTTTTAAAAATCTTTCTTTGTCAAAACGTGGATTCATTTTCGCAAACTTATCACAGTATTCTTTTGCTTTAGCTTTACGATCATCCATATTTGGATTATCTTTAAGTAAGTCAGCTACCATTTGAAAGTCTTTTCTAGTAGGGCCTTCGTATACTTCCATATCTTTCTCCTCATTGGCTTCTGCGGCTAAATCGCCTGCAAACGTTTTCATTTTACCGATGTATGCTGGTGTGTTTGGATCCTGTCTTAGGCCTGGTGTTTTAACTTCGTCCCAGTCTGACTTTTTACTTTGATATTTTTTTTCAAATTCTTCGTCTGATAGTTCTGTCATATCTAAGTGTAGCTCTTTCATTTTGCCTTCGTCCATTTTCTTGTTGATACCTGGATAGTCTGGCTTTTTAGTTTTATACTTTTCTTCAAATTCTTCGTCTGTTAATTCGTCTATATCCGTCATCAGGTCTTTCATTTTGCCTTCATCAAGTTCTACATCTTCCATTGGTACGTCAGCGTCTCTTGCGTCCCACTCTGCTTCAGCATCTGCTTGGCATTCATCTCTATATTGCTCGTCTGAACACTTAGTTACATGTACTCTGTTTTGTTCGTTATCTACATCAGCATGATATGTTATTGTTTTACCATCCTTTTCAATTTTGCCTTCAAATTCTGTAGGATCAAACCCTTCTCCTAAGTCTAGCTGGGTTGTTTCATCTGCCCATTGTTCAAATTCGTTAAGTTCTTTCATAACTGAGTTCCTCGCCTCTAATTTATTTAATACCGGAATAGCTTCTTCTATCCTAGTATCTAGTAGTGTCTCTGTAAACATATCACGTAACTGATCTGTAATTTCTTCATGTACATTGTCTAAACTAGGATCAAACTGATCAAACTGTTCACGGTATCCTCGTTTACCAATCATACGTTTAACTTTCTTTTTAAGATCAGCATAATGTCTAACACCGGCTTCTCTCATTGCTGTTGTAGCTGTATCTGTAAATTCTTTGCCTCTACTTGCTCTTACAAAATTACCTAATACTCCTATGTCTGATACTAGTTCACAGATGTGTTGTCCAAATTGATCATGTGGAGTTCCACCTTCGCTTACGTGTCTAGCCATAGCACGACCAGCAAATAATTTTGTAAAAGGTAGTTTAAAACGTTCGCCCTCTGCATTCTCAATGTATAAAGAAGATATATTTCTATATCGTTTATCACCTTGTTCTTCATCAATTGGTTTTGAGTGTACTATTTTAAGTTTTGCTTCTTTTGTTGGTTTGGTATATGATGTTTTCTTATAACCGTAGTATTTTGATTCTTCAACTTGACTTCTTGTTTTCATTGCATATTTTAATTTATTCATATTTTTTAATTCAAATCCTAACATGTTACGTCTAGAAAAATGTCTTAGTTGATAAAGGAAATCATACCATTCACTTTTGTGATCTAGTTCCATACCTTTGCCTAATGCATCACCATAAAATACTTCTAAGTTACCTTCCGGAGTAACAGTAATCACAACAGTACCATAGTTATGATTATCTACTACATAGTCAAAGCTAAACAGTTCAGCTTCTTTAGGTTCAGCTGTTTCTTTACCTTTATTATCTCTAGTAACTAGGTCAAAGTTTTTAGTGGCTAATAAATTAAATAAATTCTGATTAATGTCTGTTTTTGATATCATAGCAATATTTATCTAAAACATTATAAACGGCATCGGGTCAATTCGATTATCGCTGTGGTCTGTCATTGTTTCACCTATACTTTTATGATAATTTTGTATCTGTTGAAGCATTCTAACTGCTAGAATTGTAGCCATAACCAAATCGTCATGTTCGCCTGGTTTGGCCGCATAGCTTGTTCCATGTGCTACAAAATTTTTAAGTTCACTGATCAATGCTTTTGATTTAACTGTTAATCTTTTTTGTTCAATTAGTGTTTTAAATTTACTACAAGACGCTATTTTATTTTTGTTTGTTGTGTTAAAGCCTTTACGATATCGTCTTCCAACTCCTGCCTTCTTGTCTTCACTTAAAAATACACCTTTGATACTATCTTCACCGTAGTCAGCAATAGATATCAAAGCGGCTTCACCTATAGTATTGTTCTCTACAGAATAATATATATTATTTCTTTCACCTACCTGACTTTCTAACGCTTTAATTATATCAGCAAAGATTCTAACTTGTTCAGGTATTGTGGTTTTATTATGTTTCCACTCTGCTACCTGTGTCATTGTATTGGCATCGAATATTTCCATTGCGGCATAATCACCACCTGTTCCTAAACTTGGATCCCAGGCTACAACATATAAGTGATTAGGAGTTATATCACCAAACCAACGAACTTGTCCTGTTTTTTTGCCTGGCTCCTCGCCTTGCATTTCCATTAAGTGTATTGGAGCAATCAGTGTTTCATCGTTGATAATAAATTCACAATCCATTTCACGCCTAAATCGTTCGTCGCCTAGTTTAGCACGTTCTTCTTCTGCCCACGTGTCATCCCTGTCAGGATGTTCTTTCCAGTATGATCGAAATGCTTTAAATCCATTGACTCCTAGTTTTGTTTCGTTACCATGTTCATCTTCGCACTTGTTTGCTCCTTTCCATAATAGAGCAAATTGATCTTCATCTGAGTTTGGAGTTGATGTAATAATTGCTTTACCACCTGTTGCTAGTGTAGGTGATATTGAAGTCCAAAACTCTCGAGCAATAGTAGGTCTAACAAACGCGAACTCATCACAGTATAACATTGATATTGACATACCTCGTCCAGTGTTTTCAGTTGTTGTTTGTGCTACTATACGACTGCCGTTGTCGAATTCTATACTACCTTTATTATAACTAACAGCACCTGCTCTGATATGATCTGGACATGCTTCGTATGCGTATCTAACACGTTGCATAATCTCCTGAGCACCTGCATATTTGTGTGCGGCTACTAATACTGTTGCATCTGATACAAACATAGCATACCATAACAAATAGCCTGCGGCTGATGTTGACTTACCAGTTTGCCTAGGCATCATTGATATTGAATAACGATAGTTATGATAGGTATCTATTAGACGTTCTTGATATTCAAACGGTTCGTACTTGATACCACCGCGAGTAGGATGTTGTATATGGAAAAAGTTCTGC